CAACTCTGTATTCATTCCGTATCCACGTAGTTGTTGCATCATATCGTGTGAGTTCCATCTGTCAAATGTAGTCAACTTAATATTAAATCCACGTTGCCTTAAAGATAGTATGTAATCTTTTACATCAGTAAAATCTACACTCTTTGATGCCGTTGGGGTCCAGAACCTTACTGCATCTACTTTAACTACGGGTGCCGACTGTGCGTAGTCATTTCCTACCTTCATATTAACCCACTTATCTACATGGGCTAAAGATACTGCACAATGGTCGTGCTTTTGTGCAAGGTCAACGTGGATAAAATACTCTTTGTTTGCTTCTGGTAAGAACCACTCTGCGAATCTTCCAGAACTATCAACCGCTAGGTTAGGGTTATTAAAGCATAGCTCAATCTTCTCTCTAGACTTAAAGAATGCGTCAACTGCTTCTGGTGGCATGCATGCGTATCTAGACAAAGAATCTTCAGGACTCTTATAAAAGTCAATCTTAAAATCTTCAATAGTTCTTGTGGGGTTGATCTCCCATGTAGGTCTCTTAAGGGCAAACACCTTTGGTACCTTGTAGGCTATGATGTTGTCTTCTTCCCACTGAATGCTAAACTTATTTCCAGGCTCATCTTCTGGCAGGTCTGTATTTAATATAAACTCATGTGTCTTAATTACTGTCTCTTTACTAGCCACCGCTTCTTCATACTTTTGCTGGATAAAGTCATTTTTAAAACGTGGGAATGATAGTAGGATCAACTTACCAAAGTCTGGGAAACGTGATGTAAGCGATGCACGGTACATATCATAGATAGATTGAGCAGTCTTTGCTTGATCGTGACCAGTTGTATTTTCTAGAGCAAAGCCAGAAATCTCGTCAAGGACTACGACAATAACGTTATATCCTTCCCAGGCTTCTCTTTCGGAGTGGCCTGAGTGGACTGTAATGCTCTTATCAAATTCTATAGAACCAGCTTTAGGGTTATACTTACCAACAAACCATGGCGACTTTTCGATACGCTGTTTAAAGCCCTTAAAGAAAACGTTGTTTGCCTGTTGTGCGTTAATAGCAATATTAAGAATATCAATGGCATCCCCAGGTGGCTTTCCATAATAAGCTGCTGGATCTTTCAAGCACAGAAGCAAATAAGTAATATATGCGGCAGCAATAGTAGAAGTGTAGTCTTTACCAGAACCCTTACCTAGCTGAAAGATAACCTCATTACAAGTTTGCTTCCATCTCTTTTCTCCTTCTTCTTCGCCAAGCCATCTGACCAAAGTATCCTTTTTGTATACCTGAGTCATAGCTTTAATCATTGTGTATTGATATCCAGATAGTGGTGGCAATCCTAGATAGTTTACAGATGTTACAAACTCTTCAATTGTTACTGGACGCTCTTCAAACTCGTCACCGTCTAAGACATCTAAGAAGTCTTTAAAATCAGCCATTGTCTACTTGGACAACCTCTACTGGTTCTACTACACCAGATATTCTAGAAAGTCTTTGCTTTACTTCTCTCTGACACTTATCACACTTAGAGGTTACATCACGAAGAATACCCATTAGAATCTCTTGTTTTTCTTCGGCCTCCGCAATTCTTGCGCCCATCTCAGTATTATCTAGGAGACCAGCCTTCTGCAACATCTCCATCTGCTTGCCCTGAATCTCAGCAACAAGCTTGATAGCACCTACCTTAGTCCTATAATCTGCTGCAAGGTCTGACTGTTCTACTGTTTCCCATGCTTTGTTTATTAGCATGCTGTAATGTTGATCAGAAGCAGTCAGTGCTTCCCTTGCACGTTCTTGAATAGTCTTATCGTTTTGTGCATATGACTTCCACTCTTCTAAAGTTCTAATTACATCTGCACGTTTAATGTCTAATTCTTTTGCAATTTGTCCAGGATTGTATCCCTTGAGACTCATCTCAACAACTTTATTCATCTGGTCAAAAGGTTTTTCTATTTCCATTATTTACTCCCGTGATCTGTCTTATAAAATCCAGACCCCTTAAATTGAATTCCAAAGTTATTGAAGACTCTCTCCATATCAATGTTGCAGTCAGTGCATCTAGGCTTTACTTCTTCCGCCTTTATACTTCTCTCGACCTCTTCTACATTGGTGCACTCTGGGCACTTATAGTCATACTTAGGCATTAGTCAGGCCTTACATCCCAATTGGCATAGTGTTCTTGCCAGGTATCTGTGGCGTAGAAATCCATTTGTGACTCAATAAAATCATCGCCTTCTGGCAAACGCTTTTGTGTTTTGGTTCCTTGAATGCCATACCATCTAACTAGTTTTTCTCCACAGGTATCACAGTCATACCCTGGATCATCCTCTTTAATACTTCTAAACTTTGTGTATTGTACTTCACACTTCTTACACTCATACTGATAGGATGGCATTGTAACTCCTCATCAACTTAAAAACTTCTGACTCTAAGCTTTGAATTGTAGACTCATTAGAGATTATTCTATCAAACTTGTAGTCGTCCATTGCTGATTCTGATGCATGAGAGTTGATAGGCTTATTGGCCCCACGGTTTACTCTCCATACTTCCCCACCCTTTAGCTTAATTAGATTAGCTTCGTTAGGAAAACGAACATCTGTAATTACAAAGTGGTCGTAAATTTCATCTTCTTCAATCTGCTTCAACACTTGCTTTACCCAGAAATCTTCACCGAACATCTCTCTTCCAATCTCTGTGCCAAATACCTGCAAGAGTCTGCGTGTTTCTGGTATAGCCTTAGTAGGCTCCCATCCAATTTTACTTACGCTTTCAGAAATCCTGGAACCGTCATTAAGAATTGGGTTAAGCTTGATGATAGCCTTGCGAATGTTATCTGCAAAAGCTAGTCTCTTAAACCCATAGTTCATTGTTAGCATTTCGGCAATTGTATCTTTGCCAGACTGAGCATATCCACTTAGTCCAATAATCATTTATTTTCTCCCTGACTCTTATAGTATACCGTATTTATACGGCCTTGTAAATCTAAAATTTCCTTTGATTCTTGATTAGACCATACTTTTCAAGGTAGCGTTGGATTGTCATATGACTGCATCCCGCCTCCTTTGCGATCTCAGTAATGGTCTTTCTTTGTACCACATACCTTCTGTATAGCCAATCTTTTGATTCGTATAGCTTCATCTTGATGTTAGGTTATTGTAGGCATAGTAGGCGATACCTATGGCATCTCCCACATCATTATCTTCTAAATGAATGTTAAACTTATCATTCACGAAGTCTAATGTCCTCTGCTTCCTTATCTCCCTTATCTTATTTGAGTACCAAGTATCTGACTTACCTGGAAATTCTGCCTTTAGTTTAAGCTTGTCTTCCTTCTTAAAGGTCTTATTACCAATATAGTTCTGCCAAGTAGTAGGTATTACGGTTACTACCTTAGTCCCGTCGCTCATAAGCTGGCTAATAATTGATCCATAAACATACGAAAGTTTGATTACAACGTCTGCAGACTGCACAAACACAGCACCTTCGATTGCAATATAATCAGAACGTAAATGCTTCTTCATCGCCTTTACCTTTTTACGAGCATCGTAAATTTTCTCATAAATATCGTTGCCACGAATGTCTATCTTGCCATGCATAGCAAGCTTTCCATCATCAATAATTGCAAATGCTACTGAGTTTGTAGAAGCATCTATGCCAATTACTCTCTGAGCCTTTGGCTTAATCAGATCCGCTAATCCCATTTAACATCTCCAGCAACTCTTTTCGCTGCTTATCCTCGTCATTCTTGTCGCATGTAACACATAACGACGTGTAGTTGTATCTACTTAATTTTGTCTTGCATATCTGGCAATGCCGAACAGACCCAAGCTTGATGGCTCTGCGCTCATAATAACGCTCCATGGTTCTCTTGTTTGTTGCAAGTCTGCAGCATTCGTCTGAGCAATACTTCTGGTTATGTGTAGCCTTTGTGAACTCTTGGTTACACTCATCGTATGCACATATTAGAGTTTCAGAACTGGTATTAATTTTTCAGTATCCTCCATATCAAAACATGTATTTTTGACTGGACAATCTAAACAAATCTTATTATTCTTTCTAAAAGGTCTAGCTGGTAAGTCTTTATCTTCCCAAGCCTTTCGTACTTCACGCATCCAGTCATAGCATCTATCTAAAAACTCTCTGTTTGCTTCGTTCATCTTTACTGGAATAACTAGCATCTGCTGGTTATCCTTATTCTCATAGAGCAAGAATCCTTCTTCCGCCCCACGCACATCCATATAAATTAATATCTGAAGTCTATGGTTATCTGATGGCTTCATAGAATTCTGTCTAAACAAGAATGCGTTGTCGCTAGTAG